GTGACGACCAAGTAGACGTGAAGCAGAAGCCATGATGTCGTCGAATGAGGCGTTAAGTAGTAGCTCAGAAACAGCTACTGCATAACCGTGCTCAGCAACGGTGATAGCAATCTGCTCTGCAGTCAATGCAGAGGTTGTCATACGGACACCTTCGGTAAGTGGAGTTGGGTCCACTGCGAAGTTCTTGTAACGAAGGAAGTTAACACGAAGACCAGGTGCGACACCTAGTTCAGTCTTCTTAACTGCAAACTGCTCAAAGCGAAGAATAGGCATCGCCTGGAACAGAATTTCCTTCGACCAGATGGTCTGAATAGCCTGAGATAGCTGGCTATTTGAACCTGAATATGCGGTTGGGGCTCCAGCAAGCTGGCCCGAACCTGTAATAGCTGATGCCATTATTTAGTTCCTTTCGGTCGGTTAGGTTAGGTTATTACCCGAACAATCCCTGTCCACGGTTATTGCTTGCATTGCCAAGTAGCTTGGCTCTATTCTTCGCATAGTCTGTAATAGACATATTCCTGAGGTCATCAGGAGAGTACGAACGTTGCTCCGAGTCATTGTCGAGGGGTCCAGAGGCAGGGGCCGTAATTCGGCTTCCTACCATTTCCTTGCGAGTCTGTTGCGACGCTGTCGCCACGGAATCGAAGATTTTGGCAGATTTGTCTTTAAGACCATTGATGCTCTGCTCGATTTCATCTTTGGAATTTCCCTGAATCAGGTCAATCAATTCAGGAATAATGCTTTCACGTTCCTGCTCTAGTCGCTGCTGACGGTATGTCTGCAACTCCTGGAACTCACGCTCACGGTCAAGAAGTGCAAAAGCTTTTTCTCGTTCTGCACGTTCTGCCTCAATTTGAGACTGGAACTCCTGCTCCTTCTTAGCAAGAAGCTCTTTGAAACCTAATTCGGCTTCGTCTTGCTTCTTCTTTTCTGCAGCAGCTTCTGCTTCACGGACTGCACGGGCAGCTTTACGCTCAGCTTCTTTTGATTCACGTTCAGACTCTTTCTGCTTTAGCAGATTAAGTTCTTCTTTTAGCTTGTCTACTACAGGGTATAGCTTCTCTTTTTCCTGTGCACGTGCCTTAGCGATATCCTCGTTAGTGTACTTAGCAGCAGGTGTAGTTGATGCTTCTGCAGCAGCTTCGTTAAAAGCTTCTGTTGAACCAGTTTCGGTTGCGTCTGCAACCTCTAATTGTTCGTCCATAATGGTTATTCTCTTTTCATTCTCAGGGTCGTTTTCCGAATTAATGCCACATGACCTTGTCACTTGTTATGAGATAAGTTCAACTTAAAATAGCTGAAATTTCTCACTAAACTCTATGATTTCATAGAGTTAGTCTTTATTCTTTGTCAACTGTCCTATTCTTTGGAACGTTAGCTCCATAGGCTTGGCTAACCAAAGTCTCTCTAATTTGCTGCTCTGCCATTAGGCTCTCAGCTTCTACAGCTGGGGCTTCAGGGTCAGTGCCCTGCTGACCAATTTGGCCATCTCCTAGCATGTCCCCATCGCCCATCATCATTGGGTCAACTGGGGTAGCTGTACCATCTGGGCTAGCCATAAAGCCTGTCATGTCCATAATCTGCTTTTGGACCTGTACCTTAACGAGGTTAAGAGCACCGTCAGACTTAGCGTCTTCAATAAGTTCTTTGCGAATCTCAACAAGCTTCTCTTCTGGGAACTCTTCTCCAAGAGCTCTAAGAGCGCCTTCTTTAGACTCAAGACCCATAGATAGCTTCTGAGCCAACTCGTTAAGAAGAACAATCTTGTCTAGAGGTAGCGGTGGTGGGAAGTGTGCGTAAGTTAAGTAGGTAATTGGGTCGTTAGGGTCTAGCTGAGTTAGCTGACCTTCTTTAATTGGGCCATCAACATCTGGGTTGTACTTAAGAGTTTCTGGTTCTTTGACCGCTAGGTTTAGCATTACTAGCTCGTTAACTCTTTCTAGACCCTTACCGTATACTGCAGTCTTCTGAGCCCAACGGTTCATCAAAGGCTGGAACTGAATGGAAAGTGCAACACCAGAGGTGTTAGAGATAGGCTGAGCCTGACCAAGAGCTGTCTCTGGAATGTTCATAAGTTCGTGCATAGACATCTTTAGTCTGTCTAGGTACTCAAGTGCTCCTTGGATACCTGCACCGCCACCTTCAAGGTTAAACACCTGAGCGTCTTTTGGAAGACCTCCCCAAACCTTCTTAGCACCCTTTTCAAGGTTAGAAGCTTTAGCACCCACGATTACAGTTACAGGAGCTGCGTGGTAGTTGATGATGTCTGCGATGTCTGTAGAGATTTCATTGTAAGCACGGTTAATTGTAATGATGTCGTGAGCGTCTGAAAGTCCCCAAGGAGAACCAGATACTGGAATGTTTGCAATGTGTACGACAGGAATCTGTCCTAGTGGATTTGGTCTAGAGTCGATTAGCTCATCGTTAATGTACTCTTCAATAACATCATCAGTAAGAATTTCAGTGTAGGTAAACACTTGACGAGTACCTTCTAGGGATGTTCCCCAGAAACGGTACTTCTGCTTAAATCTAAGAAGACGGCTTCTATCGTGAGGGTGAAACTCAGGGAAAGCAAAAGCAGGGTTTAGTGGGAGAATACGTACACGTCCTGGGTGGAATCTTCCAACGCTGTCTTCCCAAGCTTCTTCGTAGGCTACCTTAACAAAGCAGTCACCAGTGATTCCACCAGTCTGCGACATCTCGTAGAGAACGTGCATCTTGTCGTTGTCGATTTCCCACACACGCTCTAGACGGTCAGGAACAATAGCTTCAGTTGCTTTAGGGCTACGGAAGTGAACTCCGTTACCAAAAGTAAATCGAGATAGATAGTCTAGGAACGCACGGTAGTAGTTGAGTGCAATCTGCATCTCACCTTGCTCACGGCGGTAACCCCAGTGATGACCAAGGTACATAGCCCAGTTAAGTGAGTAACGGTTTAGGCGAGGACCGTGGACCTCAAACTCTTCATCAGCTAGTTCTACAAGACCTAGTGGAGAGATAGAAATTGTTAAGTCAGATGACGCAGCTCTATAACTCGGTGGGGAAAAATCAGCTACAGACATTAGTCGTCTCCAGGCTTACTCTTAAGTTCTCTTGCTCGTTCTGCAAATCTTTTTATAGCTTCTTTTCTTTCTTGAACTTCTTCGGAATCCTCAAACTTCCCGCCCATCTCAAGATAACGCTTATGAACCCAGTGCGAAGCTCCTGGGCTCGGGTAAACACGATAACGTGCTTTTGCTTGCATTACTACCATAGCGTAAAGCTTTTCGTTGGTAGGTACGTCTGCCATTAATACTCCTCAAGGCCAAGTTCTCGGCCTTTACTAATCTAGTAGTAAAAGCCGAGAGCTGTAAGGCTAAATTAGTCGTTTACGACTGTTGGATTGTTGCGCATCTGACGACCGCCAGAAACAACCCTAGTCTCGATAACTTGCTCAGAGTTCTTTCCGAAAGAACCATGTGCAAACTCACCAAGGAAGGTTGGTGCTTCAATCCATGCAGCTGAACCTACGTGAGCACGCTCAGATAGAGTTTCAGCAGCTGGCTTCTGCCAAACTGGAGCATTACGGTTTGGACGGCCAGGAGCAGCTGCAAAGCCGTTCTGGATTCCAACCTGGAAATCGTTAGGTACGTCGGTGTCTGTTGCTACGCCTTCTTCAAAACGTAGTGGTCCACGACGCTCTGCGTTGCCAGACATCTTCATTTCATATGCCTGTGGTGAACGCTCTGGGAACTGTGGTGCAGGGCTGATACCCATGGGAACTCCTTAATGTTAAAAATGGAAAACTGCAGTATTTCCTCTAACAGTTTCCCTGTTTATTGCTACTTTTGCACCCTTAACTAAAAACTTTTAGAAAAATGGTGAAGTAGTTGATTGAATCTCTGGCATGACTAATTCTTGTGTTAAAGAACATGCTATCGCAATACTGTCCACAAAGTCATCGTGAGCGTAGGTCTCTTTTGGCGCGGCCACGCTAAAGTTAGGCCCCTTAAAGTGCACCTCGGCATCCGTCATTTGTTGTATAAATCTCTTGTGAACCCTAAGCCTTCTGGTCTTAGCGTGATTAGGGTAAGTAATAGAGCGCCTTTGGATTAGAGACTGTAGGTGCTTAAACCTTTTGGACTGCTCAGTAGGGCTGGATGTTAGTGGAATTACTTCTGCCCTAGGAAGCAGGATTTTTAATCTTTGAGCTACTGCGTCACCAACACCGTTAGCGTCAACGCCGATAGCAAGAACATCGTAATTGCTAAGGAAATTAACAATTTGGAAGTATTGCTCTTCCCAGTCATCTCCCTGTAATTCCAACCAGTTAAGGACTCTGTGGTCAAAATAGCCAAATTCATCTGGACGGTCCCAGTCGACCCAGACAACTGTGACCACAGTGGAGTCCATTTTTCTAGCAGGGTCGATTCCGACCACAACAGGGGTTTTATGCCAGACTTTGACGAGTTCTTGAGACGTATCACCAAGCTCATCCATGACGCTAGAGGAGACAAACATTCCTCGTTCAAGAAGCCATTTGCAGTTGTACGACATCTGGAACTCATCGGACTCTTCTCCAATTCTTAACATTTCTTTTTTAATAAACTTTTGGTAATCAGGGTTTACTTTTGATACGTCTTTCCAGTCCCACTGGAAGTGGTTTTGCTTAGCTCCCCTACCAGTTGCTTTTCTTTTGTTTAGCTGGATAGCTCTGTAGAAGTTATTTTTGCTTGTTGTTGGTGTACCTGTCTTAATCATTGTACCTGCGTAGTACGCCAACATAGGTGATATAGATTTAGAAACTGTAAAGTCGTCTGCTTCTTGACACTCGTCAATTACGATAACGTGGAAAGACTTAGACTCAATTTTTGCTCTTGGGTTAGCTGTCATCATGGTAATAGTAGAGCCAGACCGCATAAGCTTTATCTGTCTGGTTACTCCACCAACACGCTTGGTAGTGTCATCAATTTCTGGGTCACCAAGTACCTCTAGTGCACGCTCAGATGTGAGCCTAGTAACAGTTCTACCAAACAGTGTTTCTGCCTGTGATTCAGTGGGTGCAAACATTCCTACCCATAGACCCTCTTTAAACTTACCTAGAAGGTCTGGGTACAACTTAGCTAGCAAAGGAAGAATAACCATTAAAGTCGCTAGGACGTCAGAGACAGTCTCTGTCTTACCTGACTGCCTTGATGCAAGAGCTGTAATTTCTTCACCATCGTTAATTATTACTGATTCAATAACACGTCTTGCTAGTGGCTTTTGATATGGGTGAAGGTCATGCCCAACAAGAACTACCATAAAGCTCATGATTTTATCTATGAGTTTGTTAACGAACTCTTTAGTTAGTTCGTCTTCTTCCTCTTCTTCGTCAAACTCGTTAGGAAGGACATGCTCTTCTCCAGAAAAGAACTCAGGGTTAATTTCTTCAAACTGGTAGTCTTCTTCACTGGGATAATCAGTTATTTCTTCGAACTGTGGTTCGTCAGACATTCATAGACCGTTTCTTAAGCTCTTTGATTATTGCTGTTAAAGCTTCTGCTCCTAGAGCGGCCTCTTCTAAAGCGTAATCACTCTTGTCCCTTTGCCAGTGGGTGACTTCTTTCCCAATAACAAATAAAGCATTCTCCGCCCACATCACTAGGTCGTGAGTCGCTATGGTCGCAACTCTCTTCTCCATCTTTGTCTGGTGCTGGTGTCCACCCTTTTTCTTTTGAAAAATCTTCATCTGTTAGTATCCGCATTTCTAGAGCCGAACTGAGCGCCTCTTCCTCGTTTTTTATACCTGTCCACTTACCTAACACTAGTGCCTTATTAAGTGGAAGTCTTACTATTATAGGTGTAGCTGAGCGAAAGGGCTCAGCAATTTCTTGTGTCCAACCGCGAACATATAGCTTCCAACCCCATTTTACTGGGAAATCAATGTATTGGAAGAATCTTTCTGGTCCGATTTCGTGTACCTTTGGCATGTAGTCCTAATTATTTACTGGGGTTCTTTCCACCATTAGAAGGGTTGGCTCCCCCTCGTTTTGGTGTTTTTGCTCGTAAAGCTCTTTGGGCTTTTAGTGTAGCAGTTTTTCCTAAACGCTTAACATTTAGGGACGGTTCGTTTCTTTGTTGGTTAGGAGCTCTATACGCACGCTTGCTTTGGAATCTAAGCTGGGCTTCTCGTGCCGCAGTATAGATAGCAGCAGTAACTCTAGCATCTACAGCTGACAGGTCAGCTGGATATCCCATCCCAAATACTTTTTCGTTAATCCAAGGTCTACCTTTAGAAATAGAAGCTTGGAAGTTTAACCACTCACCCTCAGACACATTATCGTAGTTCCAAAGAGTTCCATCTCTAAATACAACTGTTAGAACTTTCCTAGAAGCGTCATAACCTGCGGCTACAGTTCTTGGTCTAGATACGTTAGTGGTTGAAGTTGGTATGTCTGTTAGCTCAGCTGGAGCATCGGGGAAGTCTATATCAAATTGAAAATCATCATCTATTAAGTCATCGCCCATGTCGATAATGTTTTTAGGTGCATAAAACCTAGTTGGGTCTTGCTCAACATCGTATTTTCCGTATGGAACAACTGGTCCAACAGAAGTCGCATCATTTTTAACTCCAGCTTGGTTAAGCTTAGCTTTTAACTTAGCTTCTTCATAGGGGTCGTTACCTGTGTATGCCATGACTACAGTCTACAATAAAAGTAAAAGACCGCGCTCCCCTAAAGGAGCACGGTCTTTAGTACTTTAGCTATTAGCTAGCTGCAGCGAAAGCAACGATTGTGATGGCTGCGCCAACTGCAATCGTGTTAGCTCCTGCGGCAACTGACTGGGTCTTTACAGTTCCAGCTACACCTGTTAGTCCAGCAACAGTTAGTCCTGAAGTAGATAGGGCACCTGTAGTTGTGGTAGTGAAGGACACTGTGTTAGTAGCAACTGCAGTAACTGTCCAAGTACCGTTAAGAGCGGTGTCTGGGGAAGCTAGGGTTGCAACAGTAATCTTGGTACCTACAGGGTACTTAGCTCCTGCACCAGTTGAGGTGATGGTTGCGGTGGTACCTGTACGGGAAACTGCTGTAATTGTCGAAGCAGCATTAGTTGCTGCAGTTCCAACAGTTACTACTAGACCGTCATCCTCAAGGATGTCAGTTGCGTTAGCAGTGGTCTCTCCAATAACGCTAGGAACTACAATGTAGCCAGCGCCTTCGGCTCCAGCTTCTCCTGGGTTGTATAGTGGGTAGCCGTTCCAGCCTTCGTAGGCAATGCTGTGATTGTCTAGGTCTGGGTCTAGAAGTTCGGTCTGACCGTTTTCTTCACGTTCGTCGTTTGGCTGCATAGGAATGTTTCCCCATACAAAGTCGACGGCTACGTTACCTGCAGTGTCGAGCAGGTTTCCGTTCTCATTTACTGCCATAATATTTATCTTTCTCTAGAGTTGTATCCCCGTGCACTGGGGGGTTTTATTCTTCTTCTTCATTCTCACAGTAGTGAGAATTAAGTTCTTCTTCGTACAGGATATCTCCGCAGTCCCGACAACGGAACATACGAACATCATCTAGTGCTTCGTGTAAAGAGTCCGAGTGTTCGTATTCATACTGTACAGGATTTTGTTCAAGAATTTCTGGCGAAAATGGTCCATGTGCTCTATATGCTGATTTGGGTACTTCGTGACCTTGAACCGCAAATTTACGTACTAAAGGCACTATTTGTCCTCTGGTACCTCTGGAGCGTCTTCTTCAGTTTCTTCTAGTACAACTTCAGGCTCTTCTACTTCTTCTACTACAACTGGTGGGGTAGAAGTCTTCTTTTTACTTGACTTAGAAGCTTCGACCTCAACAGGGGATGAAATCTTTAAAGCCTCAACTACACGGTCAGAGTACTCACGTGACTTTAGGAACTTAGGTAGGTCATTAGCGCAGTAGCTCTTGCTGTAGCTATCGGTGATTAAGTAGGTGTACACTGCTTCGTTTGAGCAGTTTACGCATTTTGCAACAATAGTCATTATCTTCCTCTTGGTGTTTTAGCTCTATTAGCTAGAGTCCTAGGTCTAGTAGGACGTGACGAACTTCTAGTTGGTTTACCGCTAGAAGTTTTAGGCCTAATTGTTGGTTTAACAACAGTGGCTTTAGGTGTAGTTTTTTTAGTAGTTTTTCTAGCTGCTTTTCTAGCTGCATCGGAAGCAGCAGCTTTGTTGTAGTCATCAGCTCGTTTTTTTGCTTTATCTTTTAAAACTTTTTGAATAGGCTTGTTAATAGCGGCCCCCATAATCCCAGCAGCAGCTACTAGTTTGGCAACTCCCTGGTTATCACTTCTAATTCCTGGTGCATCATTCATTAGTCTATTCTCCTCTGAATTTCATCAATTCTACTGTCTAAACCGTCAAATCTTTGGTTGCCTTCTTCTAGCCTTGTTTCAATACGGTTCACTACATCTTTGATAGATTTACCGCCGTTTGGACGAACCTCTAGTTTTACGGTTTGCAGGCCGCTTTCTAGCTTTTCTAATCTAGCAATAACGCCTGGAATCTTAGCTCTTCCATCGTCTTGGTTGTCGCCTTTCCAATCTCGCATGAAGTCGTTCCAACCAATTGAGAACTTCCAGAGTGAGAAGAGGACGCCAAACGCAAAGGCAATCCCACCACCAATTAGGGTAATTTGTCCAGCTAATAATGCTGCAGGCTCCATTTAGGGCTCCTAAGGCTATTTGTAAATTACTTCTTTACAGATTTCTTTACAGGGGCCTTTTTAGCTGTTGCTGACTTAGCTGCTTTATCTACTTCTTCAGCACTTGGTACGATACCAAAAGCTGGGTCATTAGGGTTTACTGCTCTAAGAATAACTGGCAACAGTGCTGCTACTAGAGACCATGCTAGGTCTAGTGGGTCTGTAACTCCAGCTAGGTAAAGCGCAGAAGCTGCACCTAGAATGCTTCTTCCATAAGAGGCTAGAGCTGGTTTTAGTTGTGCGATAAGGGATTCCATGATTCTCCTAGTGTTAAATGTACCTAACGATTGTCTCTTATTATCCGTTATTTTTCAGGGGGAATTGAAATTAAAAGATAATACAAGCAAATTAGTTACTTAGTTTTAGAGCTTTTAGGCTTTTCTTCAGACTCTTCTTTTTCGTAGCGGAAAAATGGGAAGGTAATTACCCATAATGCAAGGGTAACTAGAATTAAGTTACCAACCAGTTCTCTAGCAGAACCTTCAAGAACAAGCCAGGCAACAAACATGCCAAGCAATGTCCAAGACTGCTCTATAGTATCTTTAGCTAATGCTGATAAGAATTTCATTATTTTTCTTTCTATTGTCTAGTTGTAGATGCCATTGCAGCAATTGTTGAAACTCCTACAATTTGAGTAACAACTACGGCTGAAATAACTATTTTTTCTGAGGTCTCTCTAACCTCAGGGCTCATGTCTGCCCCCGCATTACCTAAAAAGTTAACCAACTCTACGGCCCCACCAAGGACATCACCAAGAAGTGGGATAGCTGCTAGGGATTCTTCTAAAATAACGTCATCCTGCTCGGCGGCTAGGAATAGGGCATCAAGAGCCTGCTCGTACTCCTCAGAGCCTTGCTCTGCTGTCTCGAAGATTTCCATAGCTGCCTCGACTAAGGCCTCCGCCTGTGCTTCAGTTAGGTCAGTTGCAACGATTTCATCAAAGTCAATATCCATAAGGATTTCAGTGGTAATCTCCTCTGGCAAATCCTCTACAGAAGTGATAGGCTCTTCTTCAGAAGGAGTTGGTTCAAATGAAAGTTCAGGTTCGACAGGTTCTAGAAAAGGGTCTACAGGTTCTGTGGTTGGCTCTTCTGGTTCTATTGATTCCTCTGGCTGTGGTGTGGTCGGTTCTTCTGGCTCTGGCTCCAGCGATGGTTCTGGTTCTGGGTCTACTGGTGTGGAGGGCTGTGGCTCTGGTTCAACGGGCACTTCAGGAGAAGGAGTAGGCGATGGAGTTTGTGTTGGACTTGGTGATGGTGTCACTTCTGGTGTGGGGCTTGGTGTTGGTTCTTCTGGAGTTGGGGAAGGACTAGGCTCAATTGTTGGATTAGG